TCAAGACCGTGAATTGCTTTCAAGTCTTGTGCTAGTTCTAGAGTGTACTCTGCCTTTAGTGCTCTTGTTTTAGCAGTAACAGAAGTTTTCTCTATACTGAAACTCATCTCGTTGAAGAGAGTAGATCCAGAACCTAGAACTTCGGCGTCTTCTCTAGCGATATTACCAGCAGTACGCTCGTAGTTACCAGCAGTTGTACCACCACCAGATGTATCGTTAAGTAAACCTGGGTTAGCATCTGTTGAACCACCGTCTCCAAGAGGAGATGCAGGGTCGTTGAATGCAGCAGGTCCTTGTGTGTTACCAGAGAAGTTAGGATCTGGTTCGTTGAAGAGTGCTTCGTTTCCAGCTCTTAGTGCAGATCCATTTTGCTGATAGTGTGACTTCATTGCAAAGATTAGTCCTGTAGGACCGCTCATTGGTTGTACACCACAGATGTCGTATGCTACCAAGTTTGGCATAGCACGACGGATGAGGCTAATCATCACTGGATCGAAACCAGCTAGACCACCTGTATTTGTAGCAAGACCACTACCAGATAGACCGCTTGTACCAATGGCACCAACTGTGTTGGATGCTTCATTGATCATTCCACGTTCTTCTCTTAATGTAGCCTCTGTGTTTTCTAACAAAACAGCGGTAACAGCTTTTCTATAATTGTCTTTGATGGTGCCAGCACCTTCATGACTTAGAACAGGTGACCACTTCTCTGTTAGAGCTTTTGAGTTAAACATTTTGCTCTTTTAAGAAAAATAGATTTATAATTTATTGACCCCAACGATTCATCGCATCAAGATACTGTGCCATTGCTGGACTAATATCCTTATCTGATGCTCCTAATACTGGAGTTTCGTCTGCAACTTCACTTGGTGTTACAGTTTTTTCTGTAAAGTAAGACTCCTTGATGGTAGTAACCTTCTTAGAGAATTCCTCTTCAGATGTAAACTCTAGACTCTCAGCGAGTGCAGCGAGTTTGTCCTTCTGAGTATCTGCTAGTCCTTCTGAAACATTCTTCAGAATAACTGTTCTTGCAGATTCGTCAAGACGCTTTTGTAATTTCACATTAGCTTTGACCTGTTCGTCAAGGCGTGATTCCATTTCACGAATAGAGTCAGCCATACCTTCTACCACATCGACTTTCTCGTCTGGGATAGAAATGTAGTGCTCCTCAAAGAGACCCTTTAGACCCGCAATGAAGTCTTCTGTGATCTCATTTCTGATTCCACGATCAACGGCTACTTGATTAGTCTCCATCCATTGACCTATGGCGTAGTTAACTGTGCCATTTACTTCCTCGGAAAGCTCTGCCTTAGCAGTATCTACTTGCTTTTCGAGTTCTGTAGCAAAGTGTTCTACAAGCTTGTCGTACTCTTCGTTGAGTTTTGCTTTGATTGCTGCTTCAAAGATAGTCTTCGCTTTCTCAGCAAACTCTTTTGAGAGTTCTGTTCCCTCTAATAGGGCATTGACATCATCGGAAACATCAAGGTCTTCGTATGATGGTTTGATTGGATAGGTTACACTAGAACCTGTACCAGTTCCGTATGCAGCATCTGCACCAACTGTAGGTTGTGTACCCTGATCACCAGCATCTCCAATGTTAGATGTCTGAGCAGATCCATCGCTTTGTGCTGCCTTATCTCCTACTGGAGCGGCTGCCTTAGCACCTGGATTCTCTTCACCATCATCATCGTGCTCATTAGGAGTGGTGGATGTACCACCTAAATCTGCAGGAGCAGACTGTCCATATGATTTACCAGCATCAACTGTTGGCATAGGATCTTTCCCGCCACCATTTGATGTCTGTGCATCAGAAACCTGAGATGGTTCGCTACCTGTGCCTGGTATGACGTTTGCGGAAACAGTCGGCATAGGGTCGCCTTCCACGATAGTCACTTTTTGCTCGGTAGCAAACTCCTCAAATTTTTCGTTAAGTTTATCTGACATTAGAGTTTACCTTAATAATTTTCCGTATAGTGATATGAATTATTTATAGAATCAAAGATTTGAGAGGAAATGCTCAAAAACTTGGAGCGTTTTTGCCTCTACATCATTGCGACTTGCGTCGCTCATTATCTTTTTATATTTAGCAACTTCAGTTTCCTTTAGTATACCGTTACACCAAACCCATTCTTTACCTTCCATGATTCCATTAACGAAAGCATCAGGTGCGGAGGGGTCTGCTACTATGTCTGCAGCAGTGGTGAGCATGAAGTCATCACGCACAACATTGCAACTTTCTGTCTTGTCGATGCTTCCCATACCACGTGAGGAAACACCCAACTGAACACCTTCGCCAAGTAAGTTCTTAGCAATGTTACCCATTGGTGTGTCTAAAATTTGTGCCTTGCCAATAAAATTATTTCCCTCTGCTCTGAGTGAAGTAATTCTATGAGACACTCTATCAAGATTGATAGTAGGACCATCGGGATGTCCAAGTTCACCGAGAGCACGTTTAGATTGTACATACTCTTCATTATATCTCTTAACCTCACGGTCAAGAACAGTGAAGGGGTACATACGACCATTGCGATTTTTTAACTCAGATTGTAAGAACACTCCTTCAATATAAAGAAGTTTCTTTCCGTTTTTTTCCTCTGTTACGAGTTTAACGTCTTCAATCGTTTCCGTTATCAGTTTCATTGTTTGGTATCTCTGTCTCGGTTGGTTCATCAAAGAATGTATTGGCAACCACTTTCTTATAATCTGCCATTGCTTGTGAAGCTTTGCCAAATAACAAGTCGTGGATAGCATCAATAGCAGACGCTCGTTGGTTATTGTCAATCTTATCGACAATATCTACAGAACCAAGTTCTTTATTAACATCTGTATTTTCAGTCATAATATTCTTGTAGCAATTATTATTTATTATTATTGGATGGTTGAGATGCGGAAACTGGTGGTTTAGGTCTACGTTTTTCCTTATCTATCTCTCTTTCTACAGCATCATCAGCTGCTTGTGCTTGAAGTTCTGGTTGGAAAGCAGTGTTTTGACGATCCATAGTATCAAATGTATTCACATCTTGTGGCGACATAACAATACCTTGATCAATCTCTTGCTGCATCTCCTTATCTAACTCTCGCATATCCTTGTTGGTTTGACCAAGAACTTCCTTACGAATGTGTGCCACGGAGAAGTACTTGCCAACGAAAGGATCCATCTGTGTGACAGTTGCTATACGTTGGTTAAACATCTCAATGTTTTTTAATTCATTGAAGTGATTGTCGAATAAGAAGTCATACTGTATATGCTCTTTCATATCTTCCCAATCTTCTGGAGCAATAACTCCTTTTAAGATCAGTTGAGTCTTAAGCATATCTTGGAACATCTCACTAAACCTTTTACGGAGACGACCAATGAACTTAGTAAACTTAAGTTCGTCACGGAGAACTTCAGTTGTCTTACCTAGATTAAATCCTTTGTTGTCATCTGTAAGACGAGATGGAGGTAAGTTCAAACTGTTGTATAATTTCTTTTTAAAATACTCAACGTCTTTGAGTTCACCTAGGTTTTGACCACCTGGTAATGTAGTAATCTCTGTTCCTCTACCACCTTCTCTACGTGGTAACCAGAAATCTTCTAGCATACTCATGTGCTTTTTATCGTCACGCATCTCTCCAGTACTGGAATCGTAAACTAACTTATTACGATAACGTGCCATGACGTCACGGAGATATTGTTCTGCCTTTACCTTTGGAAGATTACCTACGTCAATATAAAATATTCTACGCTCTGGTGCACGAGAAAGTCTGTATATAACTAGAGAGTCTTCAATCATTCTAAGTTGATTGATCGCTTTGATTGCCTTGTGTAGGAAACCAAGAGTCATTCTCTTGTTTAAATCTTGTAGTCCAGAAGGGCAGAATGTAATAGAATCTATTGCCATCTTGACACCTTGTGACAATGACATGTCACCAACAGGTCCTAAAACACCACCTTTATAAAAACCCTTAGGATTATAAAGATAGTAATCTACAAATGTTCCGTACTCGTACTCTAATGCTGTACCTTTCATTGCCTGTTTTTGCAATGAATCTAAGTTCTTTTTCTGGTCAAGTTTTTGACGAACCTTCTTGATCTTCATAGGATCAATATAACGAAGTTCCGTAATACCTTTCTTAGGATTCTCTAGGTCTATAACTTTATGATAATATAATCTTCCATCAATATACCAAGATCTGACAATCTCATGTGCTCGATTGTCAAAGTTTAAAAGTCTTTTGAGATATTCAAACTCATCTCTTATTTTTTTCTTGATACTCATTCCAGCATCAAGGTTATCTAAATTTACTTCAACAGGAGTGTCATGAGCATCGCTCACAACAAACTCGTTTACTACCTCGTCAACCGCACTGTCCACCTCAGGGTGTAGTGCCATGTCACGATAACGACGGATCATCTCATACTCATTACGAGCTTGATTGTCCGTGTCCACATACGTTCCATAGTAGCCTCCTGCTGCTACAGCAATCGACTCCTCAGCATTAGGAGGGACAGGGGACTGACCCTTCTTTCCCTCCTTACGTTGTATTTGGAAACCAAATAATTGACTCATCTACCTAGTCATAATAGTGCTCTTACTTATATTTAGCAGAGTTAATTATATGACTTTTCCAGTTGCTACTTCAGATCTATTAGACGCTGGATTCTGTGATCCACCTTTTGCTTTCTCTGCAGTAAAGTATGAATACTGCCATTCAACACTAAACTCTTCAATCTGATCGTTGCTATCATATGCAAGATCAATTTGAGAAACGTTAGTTGGGAAGCAATGATGTAACTGATATGTTCTTATTGCAGAACCACTACCAGTCTGATCTTTTTCTAATTGAGTAACAAAAAGATTTGCCATGTAACCATCACCACTAGCATCTGGAAGAAATCTTTCAGCAGTGTTGCCAGCGTGTGTATTGATTTCATTTGCCCACTGCTCAAATAGAGCACGGATCTTGAAGTTTTTATCGTTAAAGAATGTAGCAGTCCATGTATCGAAGGTGCGATCACCAGCGATTTTAACTGTTCTACCTCTAAAAGGAACTTCGATTACACCCAAGTTTGATCCTGGTAATGCTGCGGACTTGCAAAGAATAGAAGTTAATTCTTTACCGTTATTACCACCAGCACCCTCAGATGCTAGTTCTCCTCCTGCGAGATCATTGATTGTTGCATCATTAAAACCAGCAGGAAATTGGATGTCCACATTGAACATATTAGGCTTAACGCCTTGACCAATGACTTGGAGGAACGAAGATACGTTGTTAGTTGCCATTTGTTTTTACCTTTTGTTTAATTATCTACCAACGACTTCGGTGAAATTAACACCTGTCTTCGTTGCTGTAACAGTCACAGTTACATAGTTGATAGAGCGAGTTGGTTTCACAAATACTTCTGCGACAAACTCATTTCTATCTATGACCTCTGGAGTATTGTTTGTTTCATCACAAACAACTAAGTAGTCTGTTACTCCTCTACGTGCTTGAATTTCACTTAGATATCCACTAAGTGCAGCATTGAAACTTGAACGAGTGATAGTATCGTTCTGCTCAAACAATACACCTTCCGCAAGAACTCTTGCTCTCTTCTCTATATTAAGGAAGAGACGTCTTACGTTGATGCGATCAAATGCAGATGGAGAAGCAAGTGCAGTCTTATCACCAAATAGGATAGGACCTGAACCAGGAAATGCTACAACAGGGTTAATTGCTGAAGTATAAAGATCATCTCTTGCTGCTTTGTTAGGATTGAATGCAAGTTTAACTACATTCTGTAGTCCACCTCTAGATGTTCCTGCTGGAGAAATCCAGTCGTCACCAATAATAGAAGTAGAAACACATAAACCAGCAATGTCACCATTGGTGCCGATATAACAATACTTGTCGTTAAATCTGTCATATGTGTATTTGATTCCACTATCCTTAACAACATAAGAACTAGAACCAATACTAGAGAAGAAATCAATAGTCTTTTCTAATTGTTGTGCAGGAGTTAATGCAACGTTACCAGAACTAGCAATCTGAGTACCGTTCCATGGTGAAATGAATGCTATGCAATCTTTTCTTGTGTTTGCTACAGAAGCAACAGCACCCGCCTTAACAAGTGTGTCTGCCTCAGAACCCATTGATCCACCCATGATAACAAAATCAAGTGATGTTTCTTCTGTGTCTTGGAATAGTGAATATGCTGCAGCGATTTCTCCTGTAGTATATGCGTAATCATCAGTACCGCCTGATAATGCACCACCAGCAGTCTTAAGAATTCTTGCGATCTTAATAGGAGCAGCAGATGTAGCACCATAAGATGCAACAGCAGCACCAGGATCTTCTCCTAGTGTAGTAAACTCAGCAGATGTTAATGCACTAGCGTAAATGTAATTAGAATATTCATTTACATAATTCTTCCAATAAATTGAAGCACCCTCTGGTGATTTAGCGTCTGATATCTTAGAGAGATATGTCATTCTCTCAACAACTGTATTTGTTGAAGTGTCAATAATTGCAAGGTGTACCTCATCCATTGAGATATAACGCTCTGTTGCAAATGCTGAACTACCTGGTCTAGGACCTATTTCTTTATATGTTAAACCAGTTGATCCAATTGCAGTTGCGTTCCACATTGAATTAGTGAATGCAGCAGATGTATCTCCAGCAGCTGGAGTAGGAGCAGCACTTCCTTGAATAATTCTGACCTGTGTTGTACTAACAACTTCTACAACTTCATGTCCAACAGCAGCATCGTCAGTGTATGTACCACCAACACTTAAACCGTGAGCTGATGCAGTTGTAATTGTGAAATCAGGACCTTTGTCCACTACAACAACATAAAGATTGTTTCCGTCTGCACCAGCAGTACGAGCAATAAACTTTTCTGATGAACCAGCACCAGCATCGTAATCTTCTTTTGATCCGACTAATACTGCTGAACCATCTTCAGTTGCGTTTAATACGCCAGTTGCTGCACGAACAACCGCAAGAGATCCACCATAGCGGAGATACTCTGCTGCTACTAACCAGTCTGCAGCGTTTGCCTCAGCTGGTGCTCCGAAAGTATTAATTAATTCTCTTTCAGATCCTATATTTGTAATTTTGCCTACAGGTCCACTGCGAAATGATGATGCGAATCCAGCACGAAGACCAGAAACACCAACCAAGACACCAGTAGATAGATCACGTTCTCTAATAACAACACCAGGCGAGACTTGACTTGCCATTTAATTTTACCTCTAAGATATCATTTTATCTAAAAGTATTTAGAGATTTCCATCACTCCACAGGGGAAACAACACACGAACACTCTACCAGTCTGGATAGTTACCTTCCTTTATTTTCTTTTTACTTTTTCTTTTTGCTACTATTCTTTTAATCGTACAGTCCTTACACTCGTAAGAATATGCAGATGGTAAACCTTTCTTTTGTTTTCTTGACATGTAAAAATCTTCCAGTAGATTCTTGATCTGATTACATGTCCTACATCTCCTTTCTTTAAATAATAAATGTTCTAATTCAAATTGATTCTCAAGATCCATTACAAGTCAGGCAACATATATCCTACTTCTTCTTGCTTATCACCATACCAGAATGATCCATCAGCATCTACAAATGTATCATCTCCCATACCATCATCTATAAAACCAAATGGTGCCATGTCTTGTTCTATTTGATTTCGTTGTTCTTCATAAATTCTTCTTCTGACATCTGTGTCAGTCATTTCTTTAAAGTAATCTTGCATGACTAACCATGCAAACAATACCATACACATAACAAGGTCATCATGGTAACCTTCGTCTGCTTCCCATGCTTGCTTTCTTTGTATGAACGTAGTAAGTTCTTGAAGAATATCGAAATCTTGAAAAGTTAATTTATCTTCTTCTATGATTGCTTTTAGATTGGCACATCCAATCTTCTTGACAGTGATACTCATCTTAACACCTAACTGTGTTTTATTACCTGAGAATCCTTGTCCGACTATCTGTCCTGCTCTACCTCTCATGGCACACATGAGTACATTAGGATATTCTAGATCATAGTTTAGTGTTGCTGCTATCGAGTCTCCTATGTCATTTACCTCGACAAGTATGTAAGGATTATGATATTCCTTTGCTACTTGAAAGATGACCGAGGGAAACAGTACAGGTTTAATCTCATTATCTCTGTACTTCGCAACGATCTTATACGGGAGACTGGTGATATCAAACACGATGAAAGCAGAATAATCGCCACCAATTCCTCTGGCAACATCAACAGTAATAATATATTCGTGATCTTCTTTTGCTCTCTCAAAAACATCAAGTCCTGCATTGCTCGTAATTGGGTCATTGAACGGAATGCATTGTAATTTGGATGGACTGATAAGTGTATCAGCAGATCCTAGGAAGTCGCATTCAAACTCCTGTGCAAATTGTCTTTTAGATGTGTTCTTTATTGTCTCATCTTTCCACTT